GGAATGTCCACTCATGGATGATGGCGGCAAGCTTACGCTCACCGTTTCTCATTGCCCAATTGTGGAACGCGTAAAGGTTCTGGTCGCTTATCTGTTCCTTAAGATAAAACGGCCTAACGTCGCAACCCCGGAACCAATCAGCACCACATGACTCTCGGAATGGGCCATGGACGAACGACTTGTCGTCGTTTACCCAAAACCCATACCAGTCAAGCACCTCAAAAAGAAGTGTGTGGCTTTCGACAGGGACAATAATGTCGTCCCCGAAGACGCTGACGTCTCGAGTCTCGAGTCCAAGGTACTCGCAGCACGCCCAGGCTAGAGAGAAAAACAAAATGCTCTCTAACTCAAACGTGTACGCATTACCCATGGAACTCCATTTCTGGAGCTCGATGTTCTGGATCCGATAATCCACCCGACCCGTACGGTACCGACTTAAAAAATCGGCCCAATCAGGAGGTAGAAGTTCGAGAATTGCTGAGATCGAAACAGTGTCACTGGCTGAACTAAGATCGATGGTGGCAAGGCTGCCGTCCACCGACCCTTTGTAGGCCAGCGTCTTATTTCGGGTTTGGTCTCTCAGATCAAGTCCGCACGTGTACAAGAGGCGATCTTTTAGGTAGCCGCCGATTCCTTTCTGGGCAAGCCCATTGAGGATAGGTTCAACTACGATCGGTCGCTTTGTCTTGATACTTTTAGGGACGAAGGTTAGCTTTCCACAGCCCACCTGAGTCGACACGAGGTAACGTAGCTCCTCAGGATCCTCCGTAAACAACGGAAGATAGAGAGAGCTAACCTCGCGGTTGTGCTCGGCGAGATAGGGGAATTCCGCTAGGAACTCGCCCACAAATGGAAGCATATCTTCGCTACAGACTGGACTTGCGGATAACTTCGCAAGATGCGTCGCTACCGCCGACTTTACGTTAGTAGTAGCCCCAGGCCCATAAGAAAAGGTCAACACGCCTAAAGACGGGACTTCGCCAAGGATCTGTGCAATTTTTCGCGAAGCGAGGTGAGATACCACGCTCACGGCCCCTTTGGGGCGCACAGACCCTAGCTTGTCGTTTGTCTCTTGACACCTTCTCTCAGCTTTCATAAAGGAAGCTAAACCAGCAGACTCTTGATCCACACCGTAGCCGATCCAGTCGAGCTCATGTTTATTGAGCAGGGCTTGGATCGAACGGGCAGACCGCAAATCTTCTAGGCCAACATCCTCTGTATAGTCGAATTTAAAATCGACAACCGAGCGGACGTCCCACCTCTGCACAGCCTGATTAAGGGCCAGAGAGATAGGACCGCCGGTATCAGCGAGGGCTTGGGAGACCTCCTGTATGAACATTTTCGATTCATCAGGAGTGCGTTTTTGTAACCAATCCATCATGCCTCCTATGGCATAAAGAGAGTACAACTAGTATACAGATTGATGAACAGGGAACTGCCGCTTGTTAGTTCGGCAGCTCGAGATTGGTGAAGAACCGGGTGATCGGCAGAACGCTGTTTTTGAAAGCGTCACCCGCCGAAGCCTGGTTCAAAACACCCGTAGCAGTCGTCGAAGACGAGCCTTGGGCAATACCAATCAGCATCTTCAGGCAATTGGCCCTATCCGAAAGAGTCGACCGAGCGTTCACAAACATCGTGATGATGCCCGTGTTCACGTAGGCGACCTTCGGAGGAGCCACATAGCCTGCAGACGTCCCTGACGCACCGAGGGTCTCCATAACTGGGACCTCCAACTTTGCAGTCAGCTTGTAGTCACCACTCTTCAGTTTCTCCATGGTGGCATTGATACGCGGCTGCCCCTCAAGAGGGGTCGTAGCGTTCGTTGCGCGCCAGAAGGGGTTCGGAGTATCGGTGACAGGAACAAAGGTGAACTCGACCGGGGTGGTCGTGGTGTCATCTTTAACAAGCAGGTTCGTCATTGCGCCCATTGTGGGCCTCCATAGTCAACAGGTTATTGAAAGAACCGCCTCAATTAAGAGGAGCACTGATTATGGTCAATGCCGGCCAGTCCCGAGAATAGTCCTGATTCTCCTGCCAAGGATAACAGGACGGAAGATCGCTTAGAACTGCCCAGAAAGGCAGCTATCTGCGACCAAGGAACGCGGTTTGAGCGAGTGCAATGGCATTCCAGATACGCTTTCCATGTAACCCCTTAGAGTTAAAACTCATCGGAGGTGGAACGGTTAACGATGTAGAAAATGTACGCACGACCGCCTTTTGCTTGGCCATAACTTGAGGAACGGTGTATAATTCGATCACCGGCTTCAAGGGTGAACCCACTGGGTTCGGCCAGGTAGCATCAGGCGAGAACATGTATGCATAGCCATCAAACTCGTCGCTAGTAGTTGTCATGAACCTCCCCTGGAGGGAAGGTATCTGGCTCAGATTATCGATATAAGAACCGATAGGAATGAACCAGTCAACTACAAAACTGAACGGAAGGAGTTCCCAGGCCACACTAAGAGGGTTAAGAAGACCTAACTGCCGAGGGGCAGATAGATTTTCCGAAGCCTCATATAATATGGTTTTCTTGTACGTCCTTGTCCAGCGAGCAGAGTAGATCCTCGGGCTAGTGCTCGAGTCTCCTTGGCTGCTCTTGCGAGACGATACGCGGAACAGCTGTTTCCTCACATTCCGGGTCCTATTCTCGAAAGCTTTCATGCCTTCGTAGGTATCCGAAATCAAGGGTAACCAGCCGTACTGCATTTCAAGCCACCGGCCGCCTACATCTTGGAGCTGTAAGCTCCTAGT